TGGATTGAATCGCCTTTTCTCGAAGCTCCTCCAATACTTTCGGTGCATCGTCCGGCGTGTTAATCCCGAGTATTTCTAACTGATCATTGATTTCCTTGATCTTGCGGCGCAACTCGTCGTACATGGGGTGACCGGCTTTCGTGTCTGCCAATCGTTCTTCCAGTTCAGCCCGGTCCCGAAGCAAATCATTCAGCTTCTCGATATCTGCCTGAAGGTTTTTCACCTCTTCCACGGATCGATTAATCGGGGATTCGTTCAGCTTCTGGTTGAGCTCTTCCTGACTCTGCGCGAACCTCCATATCGATGCTGTCGTGGCGTCTGCTGCAGATTTGTAAGCCCAAACACCAGCTGCTAATATACCGATCGCAGTTATTACCCAACCGATCGGTCCTGCCAAAACGTTCATAGCTGCTCCGAATGCAGCCATTCTTGTAGTAGCCGCAGCCGCCGCGGCTGCTGCGTCAATTATGGCCTTTTTGAAATAATTCACTGCCGCCGTTGATTTTGTTACAACCGGAATCATCACTACGACGCCGGCTACAAGAGCACCAATCGCAAGCGTAAAGGCCGTGATACCTGCAACAACATCTTTATTCTGCGCGGCCCATTTTTCGAACCCAACCAGGATAGGTGTGATCGTCTCCATTGCCTGATCTAAAACCGGGATATATGCTTCCCCGATGATTTGTTGTGCCTCTACCCATTTCGCGTTTAAAGCTGCTTGCCGGCCGCTGAAGGAGTCAGTTAGTTTCTCGGCATCACCTAAATACGGTTGAGACAATTGGAGGATCCCGAGATATTTCGCTTGCGTTCGCTCGGCCTGTGTAAGCGCCGAGACCTTCTTCCCGAGCGCTTGTGCGCCTTTCTCAAGGATCAGCGAGTAGTTTTCCGTCATACCGGATAAGTCCCCTATCTCGGAGGACTCGGTCTTAAACGATTGTGCAAGGTTCTCGACCGCTTGGGAAAATGAAATTGTCTCGGATTTACCGAACGCCGCACGATCCTTGAACACTTCGAGGAGTTCGTTCGCCTGATCCAGCCCAAGTCCAGTTGATAATAGGGATTTAAGACCGGCTGCATAGGTGGACACGGGAGCGAGCCCGTCCTCTGCCAACTCTTGAACTGCTTCGTTTGTCTCTTCTACGTTTTGGTGGAAGGACATCGCGATACTGTTAAGGCCCTTAAGCGAGTTTTGGAGTTTATTTGTCTCCCCAACAGTCGCTTTGATGATGTCGGCAATCTGCTGTATAGAGACAATACCGCCAATAGCAATCAAGATGGATTCTATGCCCTGCAAAGAGGTTGTTGCATCACCGGCCGCTTCTGACGTTTCGTTAAGTTGCCTCTCAATCTCTGCGATCTGATCAGCGTCCAAGCCCAACAGGCGCAGTTGCTCTCGGACCGCCTCTAACTGCCGCCGTAGAACTTCCGGATTCGTGTTTCGGATGTTTTCCTGGATTCTCCGGATCTGATCCGCATTCAATCCAACTTGACTCAATGCAGCGTTCAAGGAATCAAAACTTCCCGAGGCCGCTTTTGCTTCAGCACTTTGCCCTCTTAAATCCTCTCTGATAGCCCGCAGTTCCGCCCGCATTTCTCGCGCATCCGCGGTAATCCTCGCCCTCAGTTCTCCAAGATCCAAGTTACATGCCCCCTTTCTTCCTGAGCAACAGTTCTTGGTATTGCTCTTCAGCCGACTTCACCGGGGATGACGGTGGTTTAGGGAGCCTGGATCGATGTTTCTCAATGATCTGGTCACGCACTTCCTTGTCCGTCATATGTGGGAAGATCGCCACCTGGATGTCATCGAGATAATCGATTGCCCGAAGCTCTCCTTCGAGCCTTATGAGGTCCGGGAGGTCGACCCACGCATACTCATGTTCGATCTCGTATTGCGTCTTTCCGAGCGTCGCACAGCACCGTAGTACAAACTCATCAGCGGTTATTCTTTGGCCTGCATTCGCGTCACGATGCTGGTCACGAATTGCTGCGCCATCGGCGGAATCAGGCCGCTTAGGTTTCCCAAAGCGTTGTTCAGGTCGTTCTTTTCCCAAACCTGTCTCAAAAAATCGGTGCACTCCGCTAAACTAGCGTGTTCATCCAGGTATTCAAGCGGGATATCGCTAAGGACTGCAGTCAATTCATATATCTCATCTATTGAAACGTCAGCAGCAGCCACAATGAATGCCGCACGGTCTTTTTCAGGAGTCAAAAATAGCTTTACGAGAAGGTCACCAATGGTGCCGATGTGGTCAGTCAATTTCTTTAAGCGCACCCGGGTCAGTTTGGGTACTTCGATTTGTTTGTTGCCGAGCTGAACTCGGTCCTTTTTGAAAAAGGAAAACATATGAATCCCTCCATGGGATGAAATAGAAAAGAGAGGGCCGAAGCCCTCTATGCTACTTATGCTACTGCCGAGATATCGCCCCAAGTATACAGCAGCCCCTTAGGCGTTGCTGATAGGCTTGGGTAAGCCATCGCAGAGATGGTCATGCGGCGGTTATTGTCCAAGACGTAAGCCGCGTTCACGTCGAATTTGACGCCTACCGATTCAATGTAAATATACTGAGACGGGTCCGTAATGCCCTGGGGCTTGATTAATGCACGTTTGCGCGGGAGCTCCTGTCCTGCAAGCCCTGTCACCTGATATTTGATCTTGGTAGGCGTTGTGGCGTCTGTCACTTTCGATGCATTCGGGTTGTATTTCATTACTTTCTCAAAGTCCATGTCCGGCGTTTCAAAGTTGATGGCTCCCGTTGTGCCAGTCGAAATAGACTTGACCGGAGCTGTGCCGGTTTGGTCCGTCGTCGGCTCAAAATACGTCGTCGTCGTCGTGAAGGTAATGCCGCCTTGTGTCAGATCGATCGTTACAGCGTCCGCTTCCTCTTGGCCGTCTTCGTCAATTCCCCAAACGAAAATACCCGGACCGGCGTAGATTTTTTCAACGTCACTCATTGGATTGCCTCCTTAACATAAAATGTAAAGTTTGTCGAAAACATTGGTCTGCTTTGCTCATCTTGGCCGAGATAGATCGGATTTGATTGCATTGCTAGACAAGAAATAACTGCCGATGTCCCAACAACAAAGTTAGCTTTACGGTGGAGAAACTGAATCAATCTCTTGGCTTCAGCCTCAGTCGCCGCAATACTCGTTGTGTTGGTTTTAAATACCTTGCCTTTGATGATAACCTGAAATGTCGGTCGCTCTGTCGGAACATACTCATGCGGAGCCCACCCACCCGAACCCATAACATAGAGCGCAGGGAGTTTGTTGTCCGGCGTATCCGTGGGAATGAAATTCGGCACAGGAGACACTGAAAAGCCTGAACTTGTCAGGTAAGCAATAAGTTCTGTTCCTAGCACACCGTCACCCCCGCAGGATCTCGGACAACTCGCTCATGATGAGTTGTTCGTTCATTTTCAAGGCATTTTCAAGGTATTTTTTACCCGGAGAGTAACCGCCATGCGGTCCTTTCGATAGCGTCTTTTCACCAGGTGTCAACTCGACGATAGAGCCGCTCTTCGTCTTTCGGAATCCTTCGTGCTGGACGACGGCGTAATCGATATCCGGGCTTACACCCATTTCGATGTACATGCCTTCTATGGTTCGTTTCACGTCTCCCACAATGAGTTCGGCTTCGAGGTCTCCTTCGTCGATCGGTGCAAGTTTACGTGCGTCGAAGATGACCTTCAAAGCCAGTCTCGTCAACGTCGCGTCCAGCCGCCTTAGGATTTCTGCTTCGAGTTGATCGAACCTGTGAATCATGGCGTCAATGCCTTCCAAAGAGAATCGGAAAATCTCCCGGTTAGCCATAGACAATGACCTTTTTCACCTGGTCGGTTCCGAGAAACTTCCGAACTTCGTAGTGAGCAATTAGGACCGTCACCGTGTCGCCTAAGGCGTTGACGTATTCAATGCGGTCGTCGAAGGAAACCGAGTTAACACCCTCTAAGTGAATCTCGTAGGCCACTTGAATTTCTTCACCGCGGGCATTCTTGATCAGTTTCTGTTCTTCGACGACTTTAGCATCCTTCACGGTTTCAGTCGGCGGCAGCGGAAAACCCCAATCATCTTTTCCGGAATGGAAATGCGTTACCTTGGCCGGATATCCAAAGAGGCTCATACCAATGCACCGCCATACTGCTTGTTTGCCTCTTCCTCGGCCTCCTGATCGGCCAACTCATCAGCAGTGGGACCCAGCACCTCGCGTACGTCAGGCGCGACGACAGGGCGCTCTCCGTCCTTGTACGTGACTGTCTCGCCATGGTCCTGTACAGTCTTGACGTTGTGCTTTTGGTATTTGAGGGCCGGGTCTACGCCTTGGAGTTCCCATACCGCCTGATAAGCGACAATCGACACGTCGAACACTTGATCCGGATACCATCGGGTCAGATTGCGTTCGGCTTGTACGACGGCGACAGACTGTTTTTGCTCATCCGCACGATTCCACGCGTCGGAATCCAAGAGGTTCCCAGCGATCCAGTCCGCAACTTCTTGGCGGTCCATTCGATCACCTACTTGTCGCCTTTTTTGGCTTCCTCAGCAGCCGCGATCTCTGCGGTCAAGGTCTCGGCATCCTTCTCGCCAAAGCCTACAATCCCGAGCTTCTCGGCTGTCTTTCGGAGTGCCTTAAGCTCTTTCTCGGCTTTCTTCGCCGCTTCCGCTGCCGCCTTTTCAGCTTCTTCCAAGGCGACCTCTTCTGCCGTCTTAGCGATTTCCTCGCCAACGTCCTGAGCGATCAATTGTTTGCCAATCTCTTCCGACACATCGGTGAGGATGTCGCCGGGCATCCGCCATATGCCGCCGTATTTGACCACGCCAGTCACCTTGATCTTCACTCTGATTCACCCTCTCCTAAATGATAAAGAGCGCCCGAAGGCGCTCCATTAAAGAACAGTTGCCGACACAATAGAGTCAGCAAAAGCAAGCGCCGGGAAGTTCAACGCTACGCCGGCTGTGCGGACGCGGATCGGGTTTTTCGTAACGTCGCGGAAGACGTACAAACCCATGTCCCCGGTACGCTCAGCCGGGATGTCGGCAGCCAGCATTTCCTCGGTCGTCTCAGCCCACAGGTAATTCCCGAGCGGGCCTTCCGGCATAAGGATAAAGCGGCTATCCTCAAACGTCCGCGTCGTTGTGTAGGCCACTTTCCCGCCCGTGAGCGCACGATTCTCGTTACGCAGCATCTTGTCGTTCACGGCGATACGCGGAAGACCAAGATCGGT